ACCAGCTCATCTAAGTCACCGCCTGCAAGCCAGATTCGGCACACGGTTAGGCTGGGGTAGTCAACAACTTCGGTTATAATACACGACTTTTCCAGCGGATGTAACTGTGCCTCGCCAACCGCGCAGGCTTGGTAAACATCGTCTATTGAGTGCGTGCCACCAGAATATTCCAGCGCATCCGCAATGTATTTGCGGTTTTTCTCAAACTTTTCCTTCAGCTTGTCTTCAGCCGATAATAAGGTAGGCAACATCTACATCGTGTCCGTGATTTTTGTGTTCGATTATCATAGACCCATTCGTGCTTGTGCTTTTTACGAATGGGTAACTGTGTTCCAGCGTCTCGTTATATCCGGTAAAAAAGACGATACTGTCAACGCCATAGCGCGGGTCGCTCACTGTCGTCGTCGTGGTTCCACTTGTTAAAACCGCATAACCAACGCTGTTCAAGCCGCCGTTTATTGTGCGGTTCAAAACCTCAGAAACCTCTCTTGTCGTCGCAGTGACAGGGTTTAGCGTTCTAAGGTTTGACTTGCGCTGCTCAACAGTCATCGACGGCCAACCTCTCTGGCCTCAACGTCAATGCCGTGGGCGAAAGACCAGTTCCCACTGAGCAGCATCTTGACGCGCTGATATCTATCCGCCGCCCTAAACGGCACAAACCCGCTGGCGTTAGTTGTTCCGCCAGCTTGAAAGGCGACTGTGTCCGTAGGCGTTCCGCGCAGGCCGACAAATAGCTCAACCGACCCATCCTCGTGATAAGGATATACACGCGTCACAATACTATGCTTGCCCATACTGAGTGTAGCCTCGCCAGTAGTGATTGTCGCCTGAAGCGGATCGCCAGTGAACGTAAACAGTTTTTCACCAACCGCACCGCCAAAGAAAAACTCGCCACCTCTAAATAGCTGGCTGTCCAAGACAGTGCTGAGGCCGTCTAGCGTGGCTGAAAGATTGTCCAAGTCCTCGACAGTGTAACCGGCGCTAAAGAACGGCGCAATAAAGTCGGCGTCCACGTTGCCAATAGACCAACGGCCTAGCGCGTAGTTAAAGATCAACAAACGGTCAGGACGGCCAGTCGTGCTGGCGACGCTAGTGTAAGACCAGACTGCAATCTGGTTAAGTGGGTCAACCGCCGCAGTCATCTTGTCTTTGTATGCTGGGTTAAAGTCCTTGGCAAAAAACTTGTCTATCTTTTCATTGCCAATTGGTGTGGACTTTTGCCCATCGAACAGGTGGAATCCGTTGTCCGAATAGTAAAACACGTTTGAGCCGTAGTTGCACACCGAGCCGGGGATGCTACAGCCGCGCTGACTTTCGACTTTGTCAAATTGCCAGATCAGCGGCGGGCCTGTGTATGTGGCTCTAAAGATAGCCTTCTCGCACAAGATCGTGCAATACTCTCCGCCCACCATTCCGGTAATGGCACCAGAATCGGGCAGAATCTGAAAATCGCTCTGGTCAACGCCGTTAGTCCAGCCCTCAATATCATTGAAGGCAGACCACCTCGCCTTATAAGGAACACGTCCTGACCCCTCGTCGATATTAGCCGTCCACACGAAATCACGCACAACGGCGAGGAAGTCAGCCTTTGGCGGTGAGCCGCCAAGATTAGAAAATGCAGTGTCCGTTCCTAACTGCCACTTTTGCAGCTCTTCGCCAATGCCACCCGACGCAATAACGTACTCGCCAAACTGAACAAACTTCCACTTCTCTGCTCCGGTCAAATCATATGCCGGTGATCCGGCTTTGCTGACATCGTCAAGATTGTTTGTTGAGGGATTAAAAGAATATAGTTTTGCGTCATCGCCAGCAAATAGCTTGACGTTTCCGGCGTTGTCTTTTGCGGCGTAAATGCCCCTTATCGTGCCACTAGCCGCATTACTAAAACTAATAAACTGGTTTAGCGGGCGATAGCCGTTATAGGCCGGTATCACGTTCTCCGCCGTGACGACGCCTGCGTTCATAAATGCTGGCTGGTCTGGCAGCCATTCGCCAAATTGTATCATTGTCCTAACCAGTTCCCAGTTGCGCCTGTTGGTGCGGTTGACCAAATACTCGGAGCGCCTGCTGCCGCTGCCGCCCAAGAAGGTGTGGTCGGAGTAACCGCCGACCATTCCTCGCCGAGTATACTCATTTTTACATCACCAGTCACTGTCACTTGCTGATTGCCGACGCCAGCAAAGACAGCCACCACACTTGTCGCCTGCGTCACCGCTATGCTGGCGGTGCCTGCACCTAGCGTCACAAAGTTGGAACTTGATGTTGCGCTTGCTGAGATGGACGCTGAAGCAGCCATTGGGCGCACGCGATTAAAGCCAGAGGTGGCCGTGCCGACGGCACTCACCAAAGCCTCAAACGGCCTGACGCGGGCAAACGCGCTTGAGGCTGTATTGACGGCGGTCACGCTTGCTGCGGCTGGTCTTATCCGCGCAACAGCGCCAGACGCCGTCACGGCGGCAGAAACGGATGCTGCAATGCCCTTCAGCTTTGACGCTGACGCGGATGCGGAAGTTGAGGTGGCGGCGCTACCGGCTGCAACCTTTACCTCAAGGCTTAGGGCGTCCAGTGTTCCGTAGTTCCAGCTATCCAGATTGCCCCAGCCATCCATATGGTCTAGGGCAACAGCAGTCCAAGCGACCTTATCGCCAACCGTGTCAACGGTAAACGATAGGGCGTCTAAAGTGCCGGTAATCCTGTCTAGTGGTGCAACGGTTGCCATCTATCCGCCTCTAGGCTGCGGTGATGTCCATATCACCAATTGCGATTTTTAGGATGTCGCCTGTCTCGATGACTTTGCTTGCAGTCAGTGCGCCGTGGATTAACAGGTTGCCTGAAGTCAAAGCATCAAAAATGCCAAAGTGGCTAACTGTACCCCAAGAGCCGGTTGCGGCGTTAAACTCAACAGCCGCATCGTTTGACGCAGTGCCAGATGAAGCCGCACCAAAGCTGATGCTCTCACGCGCATAGTTACTGCCTGACAGCTCAGTGCCGCTGTTGTCGTCGTTAAACGATCCAGTGGACAGTCCAACATAGACAGTGGTCGGCATTGTATATGCGCCGGTTCCAAGGATGTGGTCGAGAATTTCGTTCTCAAGATAGTCACTCATTGCAGACATAATTTAAGTCCCCGCTGCTTGCGATTGGCGTTGATAAATACTACTGATTTGGAGCGAGCCTGTGCCATAGTGGGCGCGTTGATTGTCAACCTTGATCTGTGCCAGAGCCTTGTCAAACCGAGCCATATACTGAGACGCCCTAGTCTCATCAAGAAGGTAAGCATAAGCCTCAGCGAGTGCGCCGTAAAGGTAGGCGTCGGGCGACCGGCTCAGGATTGTGTTTGTGAGGTTTGTCGCAGACAGCGCTTCGATTGATCCGATGTAAATGATTTCCACTTCATAAGCGGCATCAGGCACAGGGCGCAGCTTCATCTCATCGCCCACAATGCTGTAGCCCTTTGGCTTTCCGCCGCCCTCTGATGCGTATTGCTCGTCCAGCGCGACAGGGCTGTAGTATCTCAGCACGGTCAGCGGTGCGGTGTTTAGCTTTATTGCGCGAGCCTCACGCAGATCGGTTGGCAGCGCAAGGTATTCATTACCCGACACAGTGTTTGCAATTACCCGCTTTTCCTGACTGCGTGTCTCCAGCTCTCGGCTCATAGTAGCTTCGGCCAGCGCAATAAAGTCAGGAATTTGTGCGGTCAAATCGTCACGCGCCAAGAAGTTGGCTATGGATGTCTGCAAATCTGTGTAAGTCGCAATTGCCATTATACGTTTCCGCCGCCTGTCCTGAAGTCTCGGTTCTCACTATTATTCAGCCAAGCCTTCCAGCCCTTTGGATTTTGGGCAGGTGGGCCTAGTGTCTCTAGCAGGTGATTATACACGACATTTGGTATTTCCGCCACATGCTGTATGTGGCGCTGCGTGTTTACCGTAGAGTTGGCGCGGTAGTCGTTATTCATCTGCTTATTCAGCTTAATCAATCCGTCGAACCTCTGGGTCGTCTCAATGATGTCAGTGCCATCAGACTGCTGATCCATAACCACCTCTTTGGCGGTGTGAGGGTCTGTATATAAAACTCGCTTCATGTTTTCCCCTTGTGAAAAAGAGGGGGCAGTTGCCCGCCCCCTCAGTTTTACTATGAACCGTTCAAGTCCATAATCATTGCGTGTGCCTTAGGTGCGGTCGGCTTCAATGCCCACTCTGACACCAGATGGCTTGTCTTGGCATCACCGTCCTGAGACAGTTCCTGCTCAAGGAAGTTACGTCCGTTGAGTGTGCAGATTGACACAAAGTTTGGATCAATCAAGAACACCCGGTCGTTTCCAAGTAGCCGAGATGGAACAGCTTGCACAGTACCGAAGTCGGTCAGGAACACTGATGTCGAACCAACGTAGCTGACTTCCTTGGCGGCAGTCATGTTCACGTCGTTGCTGACCAAGTTGCCAGTGGCTGACAGGTCTGAGAAGTTGGCACGGTTTGTGGCCGAGGCAACCATCAGCTCAGGTGAGCCGCCGTCTGTCCAAGCGTCCTGCATCCCATCTTCGATGAGGGCAAGTGTCAACGCCCGGTCGTCACCGCCAGTGATTGTGTCAGTTCCGTCGCCTGTGGCGAAGGCACCGGCAGTCGCACCGACTGAGCCGTTTGTGATCCAGCAGGTCAGTGAAGCTGACTTGCGTGGGTCTGTTCCAGAACGTGCAACGTCTGTGTCACCGATTGCTTTTTCGATGTCACGGCGCAGCTCAAGTGCTTTTAACACTTTTTGGTAATTATGCTCACGCTCACGTCCGGCTGAATCAACAGCGTCGAGTGTGCCTGATGTTGCAAACACCTTCTTTGAGATTTGGTGGTAGTTACCGATTCTACTGGTTGGCGTGGCCGCCGCTGTCGCGGTCGTCGCACCTTCATTGTGGTAGTTAGTAGCAGACGCAGCGGTCAGCTCCTGAACTTGCCATTCGACGAAAATGCCGTTTGAGGTTTCTTTTTTCACATTGGAAAAAATTGGAGTTTCTGCCGGATCAATCCGGTAGATGATGTCGGCGAGTTGCTCTTTCTCACCAACAGCGTTTTGGGTTGTAAAAACAGCCATTGTTTTGTTCCTTCGGGTTATCTACCCATCAAAAGTTGTACAGCAGCGTCAACGGTGCCAGCCTTTTCAAACTGTTCACGCGCCTTCCGCTTAGAACGATTAGCAACTTCGCGCTTGGTTGCCGGTTGCCCTGCCTTGGCCATCTTCGGTGCTTGGCGAGTGCGCTTTTTGGTTGTAGGTTTCTTTTCCATTAGATTATCCCACTTCCACGCTTTGTAGAGAAGTTCAATCGCGCGTGCATCGCTCGCGGATGAGATTTCTTCCTCGCTAAACCCGACACGCTTCTGTGCGTACTTAATGACTTCTTTCCGTTCAAACTCGCGGGTCTCGTCATTACGCCACTCAGGTATGCGCTCAAGCATTTCGACACGTTGATTAGTGAGGTGCTGCTTTAGGTGCGCC